CTGCTATTATCTCTGATAAGTTTAGAATCTTTAATGCTAAACAATTCCTGGAATCTCTTACTGAAGGTCCTAACGACGCCAGTGCAGAGAGATCTAGAATGTATTTCTTTGTGGGTCGTCCACAACCATGGAGAGCATACTTAGAAATTTATTCTAAGAACTCTACCGCATTTGTCGTAGGACAAGAAGTTTACGTTGGAACGTATGCTTCGACTGCTTTTAGAGGCACGATTGCTGCCATCTACGACGGTGCCTTACTTCTCACGGATATCTTTGGTTCTGCTGGTGTTAACTCTGTTCCTACTCTAGGTTCTACTCTTAAGGGAAGAACTGGTGGAGCAGGCGGTTCTGATACTGGTGCTACTGCTAAGTCTGGCGTATATCGTTATGGAACAGAGGATGTGCCACCTCTTCCTTTGGATAACCAGAGAGAAAAGATTAGTGTTTACGACGAAATTATTGCTGCGAAGAGAATCACTACAAGTTTTGCAAGAACTGTAATTCGCCGCTATAACTGGGATTTGGTTGCCAACCCTAAGTTTGACATGTGGAAACCAGACTACTCTGCTACTCCAGGTGGCGGTGGTCAAGTTGGTAAAACAACTGCTACAGGTCAATCTGCCATTGCCGACGCTAAGTTCTATGTAATGAACTCTTCTTACGAAGTGTTTAAGTGCTTGTATAACGGTGAAAATATTGCTAACCCATCTGGTCAAAACGCAACTGAAGAACCAACTACTGCTGGTGGCAACTATGCATCTGCAACTGGTCTATACACTGAGACCACTGGTGCTGGTTACATCTGGAAGTACATGTATACGATTCCAACCGATGATGTTCTGAAGTTCCTTTCTTCTGACTTCATGCCAATCGTTCTTAGCACCGATGCATCTCGTCAAGCAGTTGTTGCTCTTGCTGTAGCAGGTGCAATCGACGTTGCTCTCATCGAGGACGGTGGATCAGGTCTTCCTGCTTCTCAAACTCTTTATACTTCTATCAAGGGTGATGGAAGTAATGGTGTTGTCAAGTTTGACACTGATGGTTCTGGAACTATCACTTCTGCAAGCATTCATGCTCGTGGATCAGGTTACACCTATGGTAACGTTCTCCTAGGTAATGGTAACCTATTCTCTGATGCTGGTCTAACATCTGCTGTTGCAACTGGTGCTTCTGCTGTTGGCGCAATTGAAGTTGTAATGCCTCCACAGGGTGGACATGGTTCTGATCACGAACTAGAACTAAATGGTAAGCGTGTTATGACGAACATTCGTCTAACATATGCTGAAGGTTCTGGTGACTTCCCTGTAGATAACGACTTCCGTAGAATCGGTATTATCAAGGATCCTCTAGATTGGGGAACAACCAACTTTGCAACATCTGATACACTTTCTGGTCTAAAAGCAGTAAAGATTACTGGTGCTACTGCAGACTATAACGTTGATGAAAAGATCACTCAAACTGTTTCGGGTGGAACTGCATACGGCACAGTTGTTTCTTGGACACTAGATAGTGGTTCTACAACCGCTGGTGTTCTTAAGTATATCCAAACAAATGACGCTCACCTAGATCAAGGTGTTGTAAGAGCATTTGAGTCTAATGGTTCTAACGCTATTACTGGAGAAGGTTCTACCGCTTCAGGTACTGTAGACACTGGATATGGTTCTTCTCTACTAGGTGTCACTTTTGCAAGTGGACTAGCAGCACCTGAGATCGAAAATAACTCTGGTGATATCATCTACGTTGAGAACCGTCGTCTTATCACTCGTGCTCCTGACCAAATCGAAGATATCAAACTTGTTATCGAATTCTGATTCATATTAAACAACTTAAGTCCCCCGAGAGATCGGGGGATTTTTTTTATCTCTATAAATACTAGGGACAAAGAATACTAGTATTTGGCGGAAAACAATGCCACAGAAGACTAACCTTAACGTAAGCCCTTACTACGAGGATTTTGATGCGAATAAGAATTTCTATAAAATTCTTTTCCGTCCTGGATATTCGATTCAAACTAGGGAACTAACTCAGTTACAATCGATCCTTCAAAACCAAGTAGAAAGCTTTGGTAAATTCTCTTTTAAACAGGGTGAGATGGTCATCCCTGGTGAAATTGGATTAAATACAAAATTAGATTTTGTTAAACTATCCTCTGTATCAGAGGTAGCGGTTAGCGAAGGAGATGACATTGTATATAAGAAGTATGATATCACACAGTTGGTAGGGCAGACTGTGTTGGGTCTAACTTCTGGTGTTCAAGGAACTATTCTGTCAACTAGGTTAGCAACAGAGAGTTCTGCAGATACTCTGTATGTAAACTATCTTAACAGTGGTAATTCTAATACTGAGTCTACTTTTAGACAAGGTGAGACACTAGAAGTTATAGATGGTGTTAACACTCCACTGTTAGTAGTTGGAACAGATGGTAGCGTTCTTCCTACTAGTATTAATGTAACAAACCCTGACACTGGAGAAGTAACATCTCTAGAGAGTCCAGCGATGGGTTTTGGTTCTGCTGTACAAGTAGAAGAAGGAATTTATTTTGTTAATGGATATTTTGTTCGTAATGACGCATCCATTCTAGTCATTGATGAATATTACAACAAACCATCCGCAAAAGTTGGTTTTACAATTAAAGAGGAAATTGTAACTCCAGAAGAAGACGCATCATTATATGATAATTCTATTGGTGCATCAAACCAAACTGCACCTGGAGCACACAGATTAAAAATTAGTTTATCTCTAAAAGAGTTTGCTCTAGATGCTGTAACTGATAAAAACTTTATCCAGTTACTTACTGTTTCTAGAGGAGTAATTAGAAGGAAAGTAAGTGTTGCTGATTACAATCTTCTTGAGCAAACTTTAGCACGTAGAACTTTTGATGAGTCTGGAGATTATGTTGTAGAGAACTTCTCTATTGATGTTAGAGAGTATGCACAAAAAGAAGGAAATCGTGGTATCTATGGTGCTGACGAATTTGGTCTTTACAACAATCTAACTGCTGGCGAAGCATCTAGAAAGATGATTGCTAGTATTGGTCCTGGTAAAGCATACATCAAAGGTTTTGAAATTGTCAATAAAGAAACCAAGTACATTGAAATTAATAAAGCAAGAGAAAGTCTTGCCAGTGACAATGTAACTCTAAAGTCTAGAGGTCTTCCAACTTTCAGTATTACTAACGTATTTGGTAGTGTTCCTCTAAACAAAGAAGGATCCGAACTAACAGCATATCCTGAAATTAATCTATTCACATCATTTAATGATGGTAGTGATGGTTCTAGCAATACAGAATTATCTACTGCACATCGTCAAACTATTTCCAGAAGAGGAACTAACTTCTCTGCAGAAGATGGTATTAAAACCATCTGGATTCAGATGACCAGTGCAACATTTAATATTGGTCAAGTTGATGAAGAAGCTTTGGCAGGAACCAAGAGTGGCGGTCCAAACATTAATGAACTCCATGTTATCAAGACTAGAACTGGCAGTGATGTTGTTACGACAACACTCAAGTGTTTATCTTATGCAAAAGTAAACAACTTCTTAGTCAATTCTTCTGCTGCAGAATTTTTCTTAGAACTTACTGTTGTAGGTAAAAAAGATGAAGTAGAACTACTTTTAAATGATTATGATGGTGAAGATTCTGGTGATTATAGAGTCATCTATCTTTCCGAATCAGATGCTAGAAATGATTTGCAGTTTGGTCGTGTTGTTGATTATAGTCCAACAATTACCCCACTAATTGGTAAAGTAAAACCAAATAACTTCTACTTACAGCAAAAAGGATCTGGATTTAATTCTGATTCTGATATCATTCTTTCTAAGGGTCGCCTTGCTGAAGGAACCCCTTCATATAATAGTATTTTTGGTCTATCTTATTTTGATCCAACATTCTTCACAAAAATTCTTTTAGAGAAGCAACCACCAAACACATTCAAAGGTGGTAAGTATATCTTTGGAACACAAAGTGGAGCATACGGTGTAATTGAAGAGACTTCTGCTGGAAGATATTCAACAAATAATATTCTGTTTGTTAAAACTCTATTTGGTAAGTTCTTACCTGGAGAAACTCTAAGAGATGAAGATGCAAACACAGTAAAAATTGCTTCGGAAAACACAGTCTCTCATTTCATCATTCAAAACAGAGGTGGTAATTATAACTCTGCATCTTTAATTAAATTGAATGGTGTTGCTATTGATGCTTCTAAGATTGAATTAAATATCAGTTCTTCTGGAAACATTCTACAAGCACTTATCAAAGATAGGACTGCATTCAAGACTCAGTATCCACAACCACCATCTGTAACAATTGAGCAACCTGCGGGATCTGGATCTCCATCCCCTGCTGCAAATATCACACCAGTACTATTTAAAAATACTGTAACTACATTTACACCACAGAATGTCAAGTCTGTTGGTTGTTCATATGGTTCTGGTAATGCAAATACATTCAGTGCAGACGTTGTAGTTAGTGATAAAAAGTATTCGACGATTAAAAACGTCACTGACTTTACATTCTTTGGATCTAAAGGATATAACTTTATTGAATCTACAAGTTTCAGTGCTGATGCATCTGGACTAGTATCTCAGGGAGATGTTATTCAATTTAGTGACGAAGATAATAATACAGTTAAAGCAACTGTACAATATGCAACTGATCAAGAAGGAACCGCAAAAACTAGAATTTATCTAGATACTCTTCTTCCTGGAAATGTTGTTAATTCTAGTGTAGTTGTATTCAGACCAGCAGTTCAAAATGCTAGTAAGGGTTCTCTAATTTTCCCAACTGGTAGTAAGCAGATTCAACAAATTTCTGCAGGAACAGAAGATACAAATATCAAGTATTTCTTCCGTAGAGATTTTGTTACTACTGCTTCAAGTAGTGGTGGTGTTATTACGTTCGCAGCACAACTACCATTTGGCACACAAAGATTTACTGCATTTAATGAGAACAACTATATTATCACAGTTCTAGATCCAGGTGATGCTCCTGATATTTCTGCAGGTGATATTGTATATGTTCCTGCTGACAGTGTATCAATTAGTTCTGCAACTGACACTGCTAGTGGTTTAACATCTGGTAGTTTGAGTCTCGAATTAGACTCAAATTATTTCGGTAGCATTCCTTCTAATGGAACGTTCCCTAAATTAAAACTCACTGCAACATTAGAAGTAGAGAATGCAAAACCAAGATTGAAGACAGTTATTAGAAATAAGCAAATTGTCATCACATCTCCTGGTGATCGTGTTATCCCATTCAGAGGAACACAATATGACAGTGAGGTTGTAGAAGTTCTATCTTACTCTGATGCTTTCCGTCTAAGATATGTTTATGAAGGAACTGTATCACAACCACCAGAAATTGATAGTGCTGGAAACTTAATTTCTGGAACAGATGTAACTGATAGATTTAGTTTTGATAATGGTCAAAGAGACACTGTATATGATGTCTCTAGACTAGTTTTAAAACCTGGATTTGAACAAACCACTGGTCAACTAGTTATCGGTTTTGATTACTTTAACCATTCACAGGGAGATTTCTGTACTATTGATAGTTACCTCCATGAAGCGGGTGTTACAGAAGATGAAATTCCTTCTTTCAACTCTGTTGTTCATGGAAACTTAGAACTCAAAAATGTATTTGATTTCAGACCTAAGGTAGACAGTAAGACAATTGTCACAGGTTTCCAAGATACTGCATCTCTTTCTCTTGTAGATGGAAACTTTGCAGGACCAGGAGCAGTCTATGCTAGTTCCCCAGCACCTGACACAAACCTAGAATTTACTTTCTCATTCAGTCAAGTACAATACCTCGATCGTATTGATGGTATCTTCCTCAATAAATCTGGTGAGTTTGTTGTAAAAGAAGGTAACTCTTCACTCAATCCAACTAAACCAGATTCGGTTAGTGATGCTGTTCCACTTTTCTATGCATATATTCCTGCATATACTAAGACCAGTAAAGATGTAAGAATTACCTCTGTTGATAATCGTCGCTATACAATGCGCGACATTGGTAAACTAGAGAAGCGTATTGAGCGTCTTGAATATTATACTGTTCTCAGTATTCTTGAGCAGCAAGCACTCAACATGCAAATTAAAGATGAGATTGGATTAGATAGATTCAAGTCTGGTTTCTTCGTTGATAATTTTGAAGAGCATAGGGTTGGTAATCTTGCATCTAGAGATTATAGATGTTCTATTGATAGTCAACAGTCTGTTCTTCGTCCACAAGCAAAAGAAGATTCTATCAGACTAAAAGAAGTCAATGTAAGAGATGATCAGAGAATCGTATCTGGATATAAGAAGTCTGGAGATATTATTACTCTACCATACACATCTCTTTCTTTACTAGGAAATAGTTTTGCTTCTAAGAAGGCAAATCCAAATCCATTTGTTGTTCTTCAGTATGTTGGTGACGCATCAATCTCACCTTCAATTGATCAATGGTATGATCAAACTGTAGATCCTCTAGTTGTTGATACTAACACTAGTTTGTTTAATATTTTCTTGGCAAAAGAATCTGTAGTCGAAAGTTTCTCCAGTCTTTTCAATTCCTTTGTTGTTAACTGGGTTGGAACATCTTCTAGTTTCACTTCTATCAATTCTTTAGGAGAAGTATCTTCTCTAGCAGCAAATGCATCTGTTGATAGTGCAAAAGTAGGAAGTTCTTCTAACATTAGTCCTAATAACAATCAAATTGGTAAGGGAGTCTCATCTAAGACTGTTGGAGACAGCACTGTTTCTACAGCGTTGTCATTCTTTGCTAGATCTAATGTAATTAAGTACACAATTCGTAGATTAAAACCAAATACAAAGATTTCTGTATTCCTAGAAGGAAGAAACATTAATCGTTGGGTCAATCCTGATTTGAGATTTAGTGGTATTGCTGGTAGTTCTCTTTCCGCGTTCAATGGAGAAGTTTCTACAGATGAAAATGGAAATGCAAGTGGAATTATTATACTCCCTGCAGGCGCACCTCCAAAAGAGAATTCTACTTGGACTGGAGATTTGAACACTGTAGATTACGACAGTGATGCGGAAGAAATTAGAGTAACTACAGGCATTCAAACATTCAGATTTACATCTAGTTCTACTAACGAGTCAAAAGCGGACGTAGATACATATGCCGAAGTTAAGTACTATGCAACTGGTGTTCTTCCTGAAAACCCTGCAAGTATTGTTTCCACAAAACCAGCATTCTTCAAAGCAAATGAAGGTGTTCAGTTTATTGACAATAACACAGATAACCCTGTAAGACCTAACCCACTTGCACAAACATTTAAAGTTGAGAACTTTGAAGGTGGTTGTTTTGTAACTAGTGTTGATCTCTTCTTTGCTAAGAAGAGCAAGAACATTCCTCTAAGAGTTTATCTAACAGATGTTGCTAGTGATAAACCAGGAAAGAATATTATTCCTGGAACAGAAAAATCATTGCTACCAAATACGTTACTTAAGTGTTACACAAATGGCAACGTTAAGGTATCTAAAGGAGAATTTGTTACTGGAGCAAGTTCTGCAGCATCTGGTCCTATCTTAAAAGTTATTGATAAAAATGGAATCGACCTTGTTCCATCTTCTACAGGAGTTTTTGGACTTTCCAATGAAATGGTTTATACATTGGTTCTTGATAACCACAACGGTAAATCTTTCGTTCAAAATGAAGATCTAATTATTCCTTCTGTAACTCTTGCTAATGCTACCGATGGAACTGCTCTAAAACTTACATTGGCAAAAGATAGCGGTAGAGTTTCTGCTGTCAATATTGTAAATCCAGGAAACAACTATGATAGCGCACTTCTAACAATTGAAAGTCCACAACTTCCAGGTGGATCTGTTGCTACTGCAAGCATTCAAGTTTCCAATGGAAAAGCATATAACGTTGACTTAGCACTATCTGGATTTGGATATACCGAAGCACCAGCTGTAGTAGTCAAGGGCGTTGGTAACGGCGCTGGAGGGTGTGTTGTTGAGACTGAAGTAGTCATTGATACACCTGCTGTTAGAATGGGTATTGCAACCGATTCTACAGGTGTTACAGAGTCCACAACTCCAACAAACTTTGAGTTTGATCATCCTGTATATCTACAGAATGATACTGAATATGCTCTAGCGGTAGAAACTGATTCTACAGATTATGAAATGTGGGTTTCTAAGTTGGGAGAGACTGATATTTCAACCAGCACTGTAATTACTACCCAACCATCTCTGGGTTCTGTGTACAAGTCTCAGAACACTGAAAATTGGTCTGAAGATATCTTTGAAGATCTTAAGTTCAATCTATATCGTGCAGAGTTTGCTATTGATAGACCTGCTGAGTTACTACTCACAAATGAATCATTAGGATACACACTGCTAGAATCAAATCCATTTGCAACAAATGCTGGTTCTAATACAAATGCAACTGCTACCTTGTTTAAAAACAATAACAAGGTTATTAATGTAACGCATAGAGATAATGGATTTGAAACATCTGGTAAGTCGTATGTTTTCTACAGAACTGCACAAGAAGTTGCTAGTATCACCGCTAGTGCTTTGAACAATACATTGTTCCAAGTTTCTAATTCTGGTATTGATTCTTATACTATTACTGCTGATACAAATGCATCCACTAACTCTATTGGTGGTGGTAGTTCTGTATATGCATCGTATAATAGAAAGTTTGAGACTTTGTTCCCACAAGTAAGATACATCATCAACACTGGAACTAAGTTAGAAAGTTTTGTTAAGACGACAAACGTAATTCCTGTGGATTCTAACACAACGAATTACACATCATATTCTCAAACTTCTTATGAGAAAACATTCTTAAATGAACCTCACTTCTTTACTAACCAGAAGTTAATTGCATCACCAATTAATGAGACAATTAATAATATTGATGGTTCACTGACTTATAAATTGATGCTGAGTTCTACTACATCACACTTAAGTCCTGTAATTGACTTGTCTAGTGCCAGTGTTAAAACTGTCACAAACAGAATTGACAAATCTAACGGTCAAGAAAATAGATTTGGTAGAAGAGATCAGGTTCTGGAATTCTTCCCAGTATATCAGTTTATTATTACTGGTAATGGTGCAACAACTATTACCAATGATCAATCGATTGAAGGTCAAACATCCAAAGCAAAAGCAAGAATTGTTAAAGTAGACGCAGCAAATAATATTCTCTTTGTTCGTATCTCTACAACTCAATTCTTCCAGAAAGGAGAAACATTGACATTTGGTGGTCTTGATTCTGGATTGACCGCAGTGACAATTAACTCAGATCCTCTTAAGTACAATGCTTCTATTCCTGAAGGAATTATTGTAGTTGCTAGAAACATTACTCCTGCCTCTGCGGGTGATGCTGATGTTTATACCAATTCAATTAGTGGAAGATCTGTATTCTGGGATGCAGATGCCAATAAGTTAACACTTCGAGTTGACAACAGACCAATCAATGATGATTTTACTGGTGCTATTTCTACAAATGCACTCTATTCTAGAAATGGAACAACTGACGATCAATTACCTGACATCTTCCGTATAGAGGATTATATTAAGTATCCAGATCAATTAGATGAAGATAAACTAACTCTTCGTGTTAAGGGTGTTAGTTACACCAATGGAACAGAGTTTGTTGCTGAAGATACTTCTAAGAACGGATCTACATCTGCTAAGTATGTAACCAAAGAAGTATTCATTGATAACCCTGCAACATCTATCGATGTTCGTTTGACTGCAAACGTAAAAGACGTTGCTAATGTATGTGTTCTTTACAAGTTCAAGAAAGCATCTAGTCAAGAAAACTTCGATGACATTGAGTGGGAGTATTTCAACGTTGCTGGTGAACCAGATACATTAGAATTAGCAACTAGTGAAAATAGTATTTCAAGTGTTGTTGAAAAGCAATCTGCTTATCAAGAACTCAAGTACAGTGTCGCTGATTTACAAGAGTTTACATCTTTTGCAGTCAAGATTGTGTTGAAAACTGACGATCCAGCATTCGTTCCTAAGATTCAAGACATTCGTGCTGTTGCTTCGTTCTAAGTTCCGCGTATGGATTATGCAAGAGTTGACGGACATGACGGATTGGTGAGGGACCTAAACACAGGTGCCATCATCAATCAGGACGTGTCTGCTATAGACGCCAGAAAAAAATCAAAACATCTCAGTTCCGCGTTAGACGACATAAATATGTTGAAGAATGAAGTTTCTGAGATCAAATCCCTACTGCGAGAGTTAATCAAAAATGCCAGCAATTCAAGTCGCTAGAACTGATACCTTTGAACAACAAAGGGTCAAGATTAATGATATCAGCACCGCGCTTTTTAACGTTACTTCTGGTGGTAGTGATCTATCCACAGGTAACTTACAATTAGGCGATGGTCTTGTAGGTAATCCCTCACTGAAGTTTGTTTCTGATACCACGCTTGGTATCTACAAACCAGAAAATAAAGTGCTGGGATTTGTTAACAGTGGAAAGAAAACTGTTGATTTTAGGTTATCTGAAATCACTGCATATCAAGATATCAATATCCAGCAGAGAAAACTAGCACAATCTCTATTGGTTATTGTTAATGCTGGTAGTGGTTATGATCCTGGAACTTATGAAGAGATTTCACTCATTGGTGGAACAGGTCAAAACGCAAATGCAGATATTGTTGTTAACGGATTTGCTGGATCTGTTACCAACGCTGGAACTGGATATACTCCTGGAAGTTTCTTAACGATTCCATTGCAAGGTGGTAACGGATCTGGTGCAACAGCATCCTTTACTGTTCCTGCTCTTGAGGGTTCTATTACTGCAACTGGTTCTGCTTACTTACCAGGAACCTACACAAACGTTCCTCTTACTGGTGGTAATGGTTCTGGTGCAGAAGCAACAATTGTAACTGCTGGAACTTCGACACCATCTGGAACAATTACCAATGCTGGTGCTGGATATGCAGACGGTGTATATTCACAAACACAATTCTTCAATACTCCCGTACAAACATTTGTTGTTACATCTGTAACTAACCCAAATGCTGGACAAGCGGGAGAACCAAATAACATTTACAACATTGATGGTGTTGATCAACCAACTCTATCAATGGTTCAGGGTAACACATATCGATTTGATATGTCAGATAGTTCCCTCGCTGGTGATGGATCTCCTGGAAGTGAGCATAGAATTACCTTCCAAGATGCCAATGGTGGATCTATTACTTTCCAAGATAAGTTTGAATTCTTTGCTGCTGGTGTATGGGGTCAAGCTGGTTGTTTTGTAGACGTTACATTAAAACCAGATGCACCATTAGGAACTAACATCGTTCGTTATGATTGTGCAAACCACCAAAACATGGGTCCTGCTGGTGGTAATATTAGCATTATAACTGGAACTGCTGGTCAATATGGTTGGCAAGGTTTCGCAGATATTACAATTAGTGGTGGTGCTGTTACCGATGTTTCTTGGGTTAACTCAGGTCTTGGATATAAAGTTGGTGATACTCTAGAAATTCCATATGTAAACACAGGTGGAACTGCTCCTAGCACACCATTCCTCTATACAGTTGGAACTATTACAAACACTGGTATTGTTGACAGTGTAACAATTACAGATAGTGGATCTGGTTACCAAGTTGGTGATGTTCTTTCGGCAACTGATGCTAGCCTTGGTGGAGGAGGAGGTTCTTCTTTTGCATACACAGTATCTACCGCTCCTGGTGACATCACAGATTTCACAATTAATGAATTTGGAACTGGTTATCAGGTAAATGATGTACTTACTTTACCAACTCAGATATCAAATCAATCTGTATATCTTCCAGGTTCTTCTCCACTGTTCCCAGCAACACTAAGCACTGGTGCTGCAACTGTAACTTTATCATCTACTGCTCAGTTACAAGCAGGATTATTTGTTAATACTTCTGCTGGAGATACTGGAGAACTAGCACAAGGAACTACGATCGCATCTGTTGATAGTGCAACTCAAATTACATTGAGTGCAAATCCAACAGTCGATGGTAATGCAAACTTAGTATTCTCTACATCAAATCTTGTACAAGTAACACTCCCTTCTACTGCTGGTCTTTCTATTGGTTATCTTGTAGAGAAAGTTTCTGGATCTGGTGTTCTTGCTGCTGGAACAACAGTTGCAAACGTAGATGATGCTACCACAATTACATTATCTGCTGAACCAACTGCATTGGGTCCTGCAGTTCTGAACTTTATTCCTGCATTTGGAGATCCTGCAAATGATCATCAGTATACTATTAATGCTCTTGGTGTTGTTGATACTGTAACATTAGACAACGTTGGTAATGGTTATTCACCTGGAGATGAATTTACAATCAATTCTGGAGATCTAACTCAACCAATTGAATATCCTGTAACATCTAAAGATGTTCAGAAAATTACATTTGTTCAAACGATTGCTGCTGGAACTATTACAACCAGTGACACCATTGAAGCGTTAGCAGGTGATATTACAAACATCACATTTACTGGTGGTGATACATCTCAAACTACAACTGGTCCTCTTGCTTGTAACTGTGTTACAGGGCAATTCACCGCAACTCTTTCCTCAACAACTGGAATTAGTGTTGGAGACATAGTATCAGAAGATTCAAGTGGTAACCTTGCAATTGATGTTACTGTTGCATCTGTCGATAGTGCAACTCAAGTAACATTATCTGCAGCATTCCTAAACACTGCAAGCATTAACCTAACATTTACCTCGGACGAATCAGGAACATTTACTGGTGTTGCATCCACAGGTGGTAATGGTAGTGGTGCGACATTTGATGTTGTTAGAAACACAAACGGAACAATCGCAAGTGTTACTGTTAATGATGGAGGACTTGGATATGCTGATGCTGATACTCTAACGATTGCTGGTAACTTGGTTGGTGGAGCAACGCCTGCCAATGACATTACAGTAACTGCAGCGACTGTTACTGGTGCAACTGCGATTACTATCTTAGATGTAAGAACATCAAGTGGTAATATCACAAGTATTTTGTTAGAAACTGATCAAGCATCACTTTTAACCAGTGGCGCTAGTGTTATTAAGACAGGTGCTGCTTCTACTGTATACACCACAGATACTGTTTCTTCACTAGAATATAGATTCTACATTGATACTGGATCTGGTGCAACGTTACATCCAAACTTGACATTGTATGTTGGTAGTACTTACAGATTTAATACTAGTGACAACAGTATGTCTGGTCACCAGTTTAGTTTCTCTACATTCCCAGATGGATTCTATTCTCCAAGTTTAATTCAGAATATTACCACAACTCTAGATGTTGCAAGTTATCAAATTACTGTAGCTTCCACAACTGGACTTCAGGTAGGAATGGTCGCCACTGTTACTAGTGGAAATGGTGTTGTCTTATCAGATACGAGAATTCAAAGTATCGATAGTTCTACGCAACTAACTCTAGACAAATTACCATCTACGGGTGGAACTACTACTCTATCATTCTCTGGTGTTGAATATACAGATGGTGTTCAGAGAGGTGTTGATTATGTTGATATTACTATCACAGCAAATACTCCAACACTATACTACTTCTGTGCATCTGGTGATGGTCACGAAAATGAAGGTGGTGAAGATGGTGCAGAGGCATCAATCACTATCGATCCAAATAACCCTAAAGTATTTGGTAGTGGATTCTTACTAAGAGCAACGGATATTTCTACAGTTAATATCATCAGAATGGAAGTTCTGGATGGTGAAGTTTCTGCAGAAACAGTCACAGCAACATCTGGAACCATTCCAACTCTGGATGCAACAACATTAACAACAGAAACTGCTGCAGCATCAACTAGTGTTACTACTCCACTTGTTACAAATGGAACCACAGGACCAGTAACATTAACAGGAACATCAATTATTTCAACTAGTGACCTCACAGTTGGTGGTTTTGGTGTAACTCAGGCAGACGGTAATGTATTAACCAGTGGTGAACTCAAGACTACAGACAAACTCAATGTAAACGATAACGTATTCATTGAA